GGCCCCCGTGCAGCACAAGCTGTTCACCAAAAGGGTGGTCAATATACCGTCAACGCCTACTTTACCTCGGAAGATCAGATTCAAGAACTGGTCGATGGTGGTCTTGACCTTAACCCCATGAACTCTGAGCGAATCAAGACTGGTAACGAAGAGTATGGTATCGGTAAGTTTATCAACCTCAAGCGTCCTGTTCCTGATAACATCAAGACATTCGAGAACAAGAATGGTCCTGTTGAAGTTAACTATGGCGGTGCGCCTGGTGTAGTCAACCTTACCGAAGGTAAAGAGAACAAGAGTTGGTGGTCCTTTGAGGAAGACGGCTACATCGGAAACGGGTCAAAGGCTACTGTCCAGTTTGAGACCTATGCCCAAGGTGCAGGTGTTCGCCTCAAGAACATTGGTGTGACTGAGCATGTGCCCTACGAACCCAATACCACCGATGAAGGTGACGAACTTTTCAATATGGAGTCTTAAGAACAATGAAAGTTATTGTTACTTCCGAGCAGAACCGTAATGACGATGGTGCTGATGTTGAGGTCAGCTACTCCCATGATGGCATCGAGTGTGTTCAAGACCTTGCCTGGGTGTTCGCAGAGGCAGCACGGGCTATGGGGTTCACTTATATCGAAAGTGTGACCTTTACCACAGATGGGGGTCGTAAGTTTACGGGAGACTTTTGATGAATATCTGGCTGGTAATCCTTGCAACCCTAGTAGTTGGTGTTCAAACTACTACAATCCTCGATACCATGAGGACTTACACACCCGTTGAAACTGCCTTTGCAGCATTGCTTATCTACGGGCCGTTCTGGTTTCTTGTGTATATGTCCGGTATCTTTTCACTGATCTAGGAATAGTATGCCAAAGTTAAACATTGATGGCGACATAATCTGCTACAGAGCCGCCTTCTCCGCACAAGACGGTAGCCCACAGGACGCAGAGAGGACCGCCAACAACCTAATCGAGTATACATGGGAACAGACTTTGGATATGCCCTTTCCTAGTCCAGACGACTACCATGTATATCTAACAGGGCCAACCAATTTTCGTAAGGAGGTAGCCAAGACAGCAGAGTATAAAGGCAACCGTAGCCAAGACCGCCCCATCCATCTGGACCATGTTAAACAGTATCTACGGGGCAAGCATCCTACTACGGTGAGTGTCAACGAAGAAGCTGATGACCTGATTGCTATTGAAGCTACAAACTATGGGTCTGATGCTATCATTGCTTCAATTGACAAAGACTTCCTGCAAGTAGCCTGCAAGCACTTTAACTTTGTCACAGGTAAGTGGAAAACGGTAGAACCATTCGACGGTTTAAGATTCTTCTACAGCCAAGTCCTTACAGGAGACTCGGTTGATAATATCAAGGGTCTCTATCGTGTTGGGCCTAAGACAGCAGAGAAGATGCTTAAGCATTGTAAGACTGAGGAAGAACTTTACAAGGCTTGTGTAGATGCTTACGATGGTGATACAGACAGGGTGCTTGAGAACGCCAGGCTCTTGTGGCTACGTAGGTATGAAGGCGAAATGTGGACACCCCCGGTATGAAACGTAGTGACTTCCGCAGTGGTCTTGAGTTTGAGGTAGCTAAGCAACTGGAAGATGCTGGTATTACCTACGAGTATGAGGAGACAAGGGTTGAATATCAGAAGCCTGTGTCTAAGTATCTTGTAGACTTTGAGTTGCCCAACGGTATTCTGATTGAGACTAAAGGTAGGTTCAAGCCAGCGGATAGGACAAAGCATCTTTTGATTAAGCAGCAGCACCCTGGACTTGACATAAGGTTTGTATTCAGTAATAGTCAAAATACCCTCAGTAAGAAATCTTCTACAACATACGCTGACTGGTGTGATAAGCATGGCTTCAAGTGGGCAGATAAACAGATACCAAGGAGTTGGATAGATGAATAGATGGATTAAGAAGCTACTGCGTAAACCAGAGACCCCTGAGGATACTACAAAGATTTGGGGTGTTGTGGAGGGACCAATTCTTATTGATGAGATACCCGACGAAGAGCTTGAGGGTGTCCCCATGACTGCACAGGCCATGTTGGTATGCAAGGTAGAGAAAGGCGGTCAGGTCGGGTTCGAGCAATACTGGTATGCCAGCCCTGATGATGCTTACGAGTTGGTCAAATACTTTTCCAAACACATCGAGCCTATTGAGGTTGAGGTATGAGTAAAGATATAGTCGTACCTACTGAAGTTATTGAGGAAGCTATTGACGGTTACCTAAAAACTATCTTCGGTCGTGATGTTGTGTGGGAAGACCACTTTGAACCCAGAATTCGAGTGGAAGAGTTTACCCATCCCCCGCACGATATTGATTTTGACTACTATGAGGTAGATGATGAGTGGTAAAGACATACTAGTAGTGCCCGATCAACATGCCCACCCTGACTTCAACAACGATAGGGCGGACTGGCTTGGGAAGTTTATTCTTGACCGGAAACCTGATGTTGTAGTAAACATGGGTGACACGTTCGATATGCCGTCCCTTAGCAGCTACGATAAAGGTAAAGCGTCTTTCTTTGGTAACTCTTATGAAAAGGACATTACCTCTGGCGTTGAGTTTCTTGACCGTATGTGGCACCCAATTCGTAAGGCCAAGCGGAAGCGTCCGTATAGTATCTTCCTGGAGGGCAACCATGAGCGAAGGCTAAACAAAGTCCTTGAGTACCAACCTGAACTTGGTAGTTCTGAGAAGTATGGTATTGGGTACAAGGACTACCAGCTTAAGGATTACCACCATGAGATGGTTTACTACGAGGGTCAAACTCCCGGTATTTACTCCCTTGAGGGTATTAGTTTTGCTCACTACATGGTTAGTGGCCTTATGGGTCGGCCTATTGGTGGTGAACATCACGCTGCATCTCTACTTGCCAAAAATCACACCTCTTGCGTGGTTGCTCACAGTCACACTGTTGATTGGTCTGTTCGCACCAGCCCTACTGGTAAAAGAATTATGGGCCTTGTGGCAGGGGTATACCAAGACTACCAAAGCCCGTGGGCTGGAAACATTTCACACCTCTGGTGGTCAGGAATTGTCTACCTTCGGAATGTATCAGAAGGAACGTATGATCCTGAGTTTATTGGAATTGAGAGGCTGCAACAAGAGTATCAGAGATGAATATGAAGTTATGTGGTAGGTGTGGGGAAAATAAAACGACATGCAACTTCCATAGGAATATAAGATCAAAGGACGGCCTACAGTATTACTGTAAAAAATGTTCTGGTGAAGTTAACAGGGCTGTTGATAATAAGAAGCGGTCTGATTCGATTAGGTGGTCAACCATAAAGAGGAAGTTTGGGTTGACTAAAGAGGATTACAAATCCCTTCTAAAATCACAGGACTGGGTGTGCGCTATATGTGGAAATTTTGAGACTAAGACTGTAAAAGGGAGGGTGCAAAGTTTGTCTGTAGACCACTGCCATACTACTGGCGAGGTAAGAGGTTTACTTTGCAACGCTTGTAATACAGCTATTGGTAATTTTAAGGATGACCCCGAGCTTCTGAGAAAAGCTGCTAGTTACATAGAGGAGAATACGGGTGAGTAAACTTAGGGTCCTAATCTACTTCACACATCACAGTAGCCCACACTGGCCGAGTCTTTCTGTGTATTACCGTAAAGGGGGGAAATATGTTGTGTCTGACTACTACTCAGATACTCTGAGGGGTCAGATGGAGGGGGTTCTTGATGGGAAAACGTAGCTCGTTCGAGAAGATACCCAAAGACTTCTACGCTACCACTGACCCTAAGGCAATTCCGCCCAATCTGGTAAAGTTCATACGTGGTGTGACATATGCAGAACCTTGCTACGGGGAAGGAGACCTGGAAGACCTTCTGGTGGATGTAGCAGTTTGTAGGTGGCGTAGTGATATTCGTGATACGGGGTGCTGTAAGTTGTGGGATGCCATGTGCCTATCAGGACATGAACTGGAGCATTGCGACGTGATTATAACTAACCCACCCTTTTCTCGTAATGTGCTGTTGCCAATGATTGACCACTTCATTAGCCTCAGACCTACTTGGCTGTTGCTTCCTGCGGGATATATGCACAACAGGTATTTCGCGCCCTACATGAGAAAGTGCAGTCTTGTATTGTCAATCGGGAGACTTAAGTGGTTCAAAGACAGTAAGCACACAAGCACTGACGACTTTGCCTGGTACTACTTTCCCAGTGAAGGCTTAGGTCCATTTGATACAATCTTTGACACAAGAGGGGACTAAACATGAAAATGGAAATTGACTTCGGTGAGCATCTTGGTGGGGCTATTCGCCAAGACCTTGAAGAACACGCAATGATCCTACTGGAAGAGGGGAATGACCCTAACGAG